CTTTGGGATGTTATCCCGCCCGTCCGACGTCTTACATTAAAAAGACGCCGACCACCCACGTTTTAACCTAGCGTGGGAACTAGGCCTGTTAGGGGCCTGCATTCCAAGGATCTGGGGCAGGAGTCTCCACCAATCCGTCAGTTTCGACGGAGCTTGGGGATTCTCCAACATCAGAACTAGGGCTACAGGCCGTTGCAGACGTCTGTCCCATTTTATACGGGTTGCGAAAAAACGCGGGAATCTTGACTTTAGAGCCAAGAAACCCGGAGAAAACACCGGTCTGATGATCGGTGACTTCAGTTCGCCCGCACCCTGATATAGAACAGGCAAGCAGGATTGCAAGGAATTTTCCAAGCTTTCCTTTAGGAAACTTGCCGCTCGCATATAAGCTCTCTCGTACAATAAGTTTGAGAAGGCTAATAGCGAGACGACGTCCTTCGCTGACAGGTGCTCTTGCCATGGTGTCCTCCAACGGACCGGAGTGATGTTTCTGCCAAGAAAGGCATCTACACCACACGACTCGCGGAAGGGACCACGGACAAAACACTTCCCAGGGTTAAATTTTAACCCATATCTCGGGAAGGTATCAAGGACTGCCTGCGTAAAGCGGGTTTCGACAATTAAGTCGTCCCCATATACGTAGACGGCCTCCCTCGCTTCATTTTCCGTGACGCCATGGAGTTCAACGATACTGGCAACAGCCAGGGCGTAGAACACCAAAGACTCCACGGGAAAGCAAACCGCAGAACCCATTGGTGCGAACTTCCGTAATGGAAGCACAGTTCCGTTGGGTAATTCAGTCGCGTCTGATCTAGACGCAAGGAGGTAGCGAAGAAGCGCAGTACCACTAAACAGCGCCTTCACTAAGTCAACCGAGACGCGATCCGAAGCCTCCTTCATGTCGAGTGTAGAACACCCTTCATGGAAAGATGCTTCTAACGCGATCTGACCGTTGGTTGTCTGGTCAGAAAAGTTGACATGTCCTCGGGTAAGTCGATGATTCTCTATACGTTGGTACATATAGAGCATCACGCTCTGCTGACAATATTGGACTTCTAGAGGTTCCATCGAGATCAATCGAGGTCCCTTTGAGTCCTTAGGTACCAAACGGATCTTCGCGATAGAGATATCGCGGTTTTCCAAGGCCCTATACTCATCAACAGAGCTAACGAGATGCCGACTATTACACCAAAAGAAGGAGTAATAGCCAAATTCCCTATGCAAGTTCTTGAACTTGCGTTTAGGACGCCATTTCTCGTCATTCGACTCGCCTGTGGCGACTGCACCAGGTCCGTGCCGTGGTATCAAATCATAACACGTAATGTGCTCTGAAAAGACCCTCGACACGATGGAACTCGCCCGATTAAGCATAGGATCCTCCATTCCGTCACTGACATAAAGTTCAGATTCGGTTCGGATGAAATCCGATATTACCTTTTCCTCCTGGAGAGGAGTATAAGGTAGTTTTAGCTTACCGGACATAGCGGTTATCTGATGAAGATCTGCAACTGCAGAAATCACCGGATTCTCGCGCAAGGTTCCATCTACTAAGAAAACCATTGCAACCAACCCATTCAAAAACATAGGTAGGTTCTCTCCTTTCTTCGTTTTAAACGAAGGTGGTAGCTCTAACTTACCAGTTTGATAACCAGCAAGAAAAGCCTTTCCCAACTCAGGAAGAGCTCTCGTTACAAACGTGATACCTTCCGAATTTAATCGGCGGGTAAGCGTCTGCAGATCAAGGGCAAGTGACTCTCTCAGCTCTGGGTAGAACCTGATTAGGTCGTCCCAAAGAGCATGGTAAAGAGAGGCTGCGAAAGCAACCTGGCTTTTCAAGGGGGCCATTATAGCTCTCCTTCCAGGCTCCTCTTCCCCAACATCCCGCGAGTGCCCTTAAACGGCTAATTTTCGCCGTTAAGAAGCTTGTTATGAAGAGCTGAGTTGCCAATGATGGCAGCTGCAATCTTCAGCAAGCTCTCGTCAACATTGTAACCGGCTCCCACATAAGCTTGTGGAACAACGATCGTCATGTTGACTTGCACGTCGCCTAAGAACACAGAATCCGGACTATAAGCCGGCTGAGCAAGCTGCACCTGATGGCGCCGCAAGCCAGTCGACCCAGAATTCGGAAGAACGTGTCTAATCTTGAGCCTAATCCCATTAGGTCCCTTAAATACGGAACCATTTTGGGCGGACTCAGACAGCTTCACGAAGCTTCGGGCAGTACCCAAAAAGGCACTGGCCTCAGCAACTGAAGTAGGATCTTGGAACATAGAGAAACCCCTTTACAATTCTGTCTCTCGACAGTATTAATTGTAGACATAGTCACTTACGCTGAAGCGCAAGTGCTATAGCTAGCACCAGCTTATCGCTCCCCGGACGACTTAAATAATCGCCCAGGGATTCTTCACCAGCCTCCCAACCACCTATTCGGTGGTAGTGGGTGCGATGGATTGCCTGACTATGCTCCAGTATCCCAACAAAGTCTACATTGGGGTGGAGGTAGGAGGTTCCAAAGCCCACATCTACCGTATAAAGAATAGACATCTTGATAGATGTCGAAAATCTCCTTACGCGGCACGGAGGGGAAAGGTTAAAAGACACGTGGCGTTGTAAAAACGTCCCGACGTCCGCAAACCAATCGACAATGAACGAAAACGGCACAGCCTCCCAAATCACACCAAGTGGGTTATTGAGCCCACTCTGTGACGAAAGAGACCTAGTCGCTAGTTCAAAGTCAGTCATGCCCCCGAGGTCGTAATCAAGGATAGCCTTACCCCTGAGAACGCCTGAGCTCATCGCCCGATTAACCCTATAGACACCCTTATGGTGAACATAGGGTCCAGGTCCTATATGTAATAGACCTGAATCTGCGGATGGCATAGTTACTGATGCCATGTCTGCGATGACAACTTTCTGGCCATTGTTACGCCTAAGATGCCGTACCTCATCATCAATGCCTTGAACCATATCAAAAAGGTTCTTGACATCGCTGACAAAGGGAAGCATTCCAAAGGCTAGCCCAAGTTGTGCGTCCGCCCAATCCTTAGCGGCCTCTTTTATCCGAGGCTTAAGGCGAAACTTGCCTGCACGACCCCTTCGTTCTCGTTGAATACGATCACGATGGTCACGCTTGGCAGCTTCCATGAATCGCTGGAGGGGTTTCCTCCAAAGACCATGAAGACGGCGCATCTCACGAAGCTCACGAACAAAATTCGGTAGAAGGGCTCTTTGCTTGAACCCGTTCAGGACTTGATGAAAGAACTGAACCCGAAATTGCCCATGAACTTTGTCGAGGTCAAAAGAGTCCGGCACGAGCTCTATTTCCGGAAACATAGTAGAGCAGAATTGCCCTACCCATGTATCCTTCCTAGGGTCGTATGGCGGATTTTCCCAATTCCCTTGAATGATAAATTCAAGAGTCTCAGGAGACGTAGCTTCCCTTTTTGTGTGGTAGCACGTCTTATCCACTAGTCCATTACTCGGATCGTCAATCATACTTTCAGAAGTAAGAGAGACTGGTCCAGAGTATACCGTCGGGTTAACTACTATGTTACCTGACGACTCAAGTATCGTACAATGTTGAAACGATACAGGGGGACTATGTTTGGAACGGACTCGCATAACAACTCCTCAGAGACTGGTGCTACACGGCCACCTCTTAAGGCAGACAATGTAGGTTCGGAAGACGGGCTTAGACGACAAGTCTAACCTTCTACCTTCCTACGGGTAGACGGTCGAAAGGCC